GTCACCAGAAACACCTTTCTCATCCAATGCTGCAGCAGCATCGTAGAAAGCGTTTACAAGGTTTGCGGAATCGTATGCATCCGAAGCGTTGGTAGACGTACCGACACGGATTTGAGTACCGCCAGGTTCTTCCATAGAGACAGTGTTAGAACCTTGAACTGGGTGAGCTTGACGAGCACCTTTGATGATTGCACGGAAAGCAAGGCGATCGTATTTCTCAGCCAATGCATAACCGATCTTCCGAGAGATCTCGCTACGCAGGTCATAGTGGCTCAGAACTTCATCTAAGTTGTAAACAAAAGCAGAGCTGATCAGAAGGTCATCACAAGTGATGGTCTTCTCAGCCACCGGAGGTGCATTGTTGGTATCACCCAAAATGCTGTTGCCAGGCGTATGGAACTCAGATCCAGTACGACCAGTGAAGATGAACTGCAGAGATTTGCCGTTTTTAAGAGTACGCTTCATGATCAAGTCACGAGCGATAGTGTTGCGTTGGAAGCCTTTGAACATCTCGCCACTAAACAGTTTCAAGTAAAGGGCGCGACTATCGGCTCCAAAGTTTTCAGAACCCGGGCGCGTAAGCTGCGCGGGGTTCACAGAGGATTGATATGCCATTAAAATAAGAGAATTGGTTATTTACATTCTCTTCAAAGCTTTGAAGTTTGTGGTCTATCCCACCGTCTAGACGGCAGCTAAGGTATCCGCGTACGGGCTTAGTGCCATAGGCAGGAGGAGTCCGACTCTGAGGTGCTCCTCCCACTATTTTAAAATTGAAGATCAGACTGCTCAAGACGTTTAATCACGTCCTGACGGTATGCAGGATCATTGTCATAACGTGGGTCAGACATAGCAGCAACAAGTTCTTGCTGACTACGGAATTGATTAGAATCATCGCTGGAAGATTTACCAGTCAACAACTTACCGTCACTGCCAGTGGCATCGTTATAACGAGCAACTAGAGCTTGGACAGCAAAGTAAACAGAGTTAGGATCACCATTATCCATAACGCTGTCATACATTTCAACTTCCTTTTTAGGCAAAGCCTCAGAAGCCCACTCCATCATTGATTGATAACCTTTCTTACCGCCAGCAAGGTTATGAAGAAACTCAACGTCAGCTTCTGTCAAAACATTAGATGAAGGTTCATCATTATCATCTGATGATTGCTCCTCATTAGACTCAACAGGAGTTTCTTCTTCAGACTCTTCAGATTCTTCAGCGGTGTTGTCTGAACCAAGTTTCTTTTGAAGTTCAATATAAGCTTTTTCGAGTTCTTCCTGAGACTTATATTTACCAGCAAGCAGTTGTTGCTGATCTTGCTCCATTTGTTCGCCAACCTCAAGAGCCTCTTGTTCGGCTTCATTGAGTTGATTCTGCTCAGGCTCTTTATAGGTGAGTGTTTCAGACATTAGGTGGATTAATTAGTAGGTTGATTTGCTTGTTCACGGCGTTGTTCAACAGCAGCCATCTGTGCCGCTTGATTGGTCATAGCCATCTGCTCCTGTTGTTGCATAGCAGCCTGTTGCTGCTGCTGAAGCTCTTGCTGAGTCTTAACAAGGTTCAAAGTATCAATACCTTGGGAAGCAGCAAGACGTTTAACAACTTCCTCAGGGTTAATGTACTGAGCGATAGCTTCAGGACCCATAGTCTGTGCAATTGTTTGCATAAACATTTGAAGACTTTCACGATCTTGACCACGACCAAGTGCATTAACACCAGCAACAATTGCAGGTCTCACAATATCCTTTGGAAGACGTGGAATATCACCAGTCTTTTGAAAGACACTAAGTTTACGATTAAGGTAAGGAACAAGGAACTCTACAGTCAGCAAACTAAAAAGACCGCCGAGCTGCTGTTCAAGTTCCATTTGTGTCATCCGAACCTCTTCGGCTGTTGTACGTTCAGATTGGCGTACAGTAAGGACAAGGAAAGCTTCACCAAGACGACGTTCAAATTGCTGAATCATTTGGTACGCAGTACTAAAGTCTCCCTGCTTACCAACCTGAACAACACCAATGTCATCAGGTCTACCTTGGACAATCGCACCATTACCAGCCTTAGCCAAAGTAGAAGGCTTGGTAGTGCTAGAAGGTGAAACAGTAAAGACAACCTTGGCGGCTGCTGCACTGCCTTCACAAATTGCTTGAGATAAAGCTTCTAAACTCTTCAGGTCACCCATGAACTCTTCGACACGGCCGCGGCCATAAGCTTCATTGTCAACAGTATTGAAACGAAGTGGTAGCCAAGGCGTAGTGTCAATCGGCGCTTTACCTTGAGAGCCTGGAATAATCTTGTCATAAACTTCTTGGTGCCAAACAAATCTATTGTTGTCGCGTTTGATGATCGTAAAGACATCTACATCTTCACGACTGTATCCAGTGCTTTCATCATCAATGCGATTCATCACAGTGTCATCAAAATCCTTGAGCATTTTTTTCACAAGGGTTTTATGAATCTTTTCTTTTGTAACGATTTCAATAACGTTTCCTAGTCCGTCTCTTTCTACAACATACCTGTTCAAAGGATACAATTTGAGCCTTTCCTTATCCATATAGATAAGCGCATTCCCAGACACTACTAAGTGTTTAAGTGCTTGGTGAACAACAACTCTGTCATCAGACGCAGCAATTGATTCCAAGATTGTACGTTCAATTTTAGAAAACGAAACGTCTAAGTCTGAACGTATAGCTGGATCAAGTTGACCTGACAACAAAGTGGCTTCATCTATCTGTAATTTAAAGAAGCTTGTTTGGGGAGGAAGGAGAGCAAGCATTAACTTACTCGCTAACGTAGTGACACCTTTAGCTCCAACGGATTGCCAAGGCGTTATCAACGTTTTATAATTAGCATCCTCTTCATCTTGCTTCATCAAATACGGGATTGTAAGCTTAGATGCATCGATTGCAGTTTGCAGAAATTGGTTACGGCCACTAGCAAGAGCGTCGTATCGTGATTTAGCTGTTGCCATTATTAAATATAATCAAGTGATTGATACTGTAATTTTTTAGCGAACTGTGTTTTGTAATCAGAAGAAGAAGAAGACCGTCCTGTCTGTGCTTTAGATTTAATACGGTCAGAGATATTCTTAATTCTATCCATTCTTCCAGATGATCCACTTACACCTGCGATATCTCTAACTCCTAAAGCTTTAGCAGCGTCTACAACCCTATTACTAATTTCAGGTCCAGCTTTAGAGTAGTCATCAAATTTTTGTTGGTTAAAATTAATACCTTTGACTTTACCCTTTTTACCGATCCTAAAGTTACTTAGGCGATCATCAAGCTTTTCTGTGATAGTTTCAGTAAGTGGTTTTTGAAGTTGTTTAAAGAGAAGGTTTTTACCTGTATCGTATTTTTCCGCAAGAGATAATTTATTAAAGTCCCCTAAATCGCCTTGCTTAACCTGATCCTTGATATTTTCGTACTTAGACTTTTTGAGCCTACCATATTTGGAAGGGTCAATTGTCATACGTTGCGTAGCTTTATCTTTTAAAAGCTGCAGATAATTCTTGTCCTTACCATCAACCTTAATCGTGTTCTTACTCTTCTTATTATAGAAGTCCAGATACTGATTAAGTTTTTTGGTAAGGGGACCAGGCGCCTTACCTGACTTGTCTTTGTAAAAAGCGCGTTTAAAAACGTTTTTATCTATCTTTAAACCACTAAGAACATTCTTGATTTTGTCTCCAGGTTTTAGACCAAAGGTTGTTCCATCATTGACAAACTGATTACCATCATTTGTAAATTCTGGTTCGTCCTCGGGTGGTAGATTGTCCGGGTTTGGACCTCTTACCCCATCCGGATCTGTTTCTTGCGGATCTGTTTCTGTCGGCTTGGTAATCCCTAGATCGTCATAGTAGCCAGGTGGAAGTGTTTGATATCCGTCTTCATCTGTTTGAAGTGGACCAACAAAATTAGATATAGGATGGGTGCCAGAATCAGAATCAGGATCATAATCAGAGAAAACTTTTAAAGAATCAAGACTAGCAGGCTTGCTGGACTTTAGTCCTGCGGCTTCTCTTTTTGCACTATGTGCTGCACGAGCTTTCTTTAAAGAACCGTACTTTTCTTTTAATTTATTTTTCTTACCAGGTTTAAGTTGAGAAAATTTTTTATTTAAATTAGCAGCCATCGTTGTCCTCAAGTCGGTTTACTAACCACTCCACAACAGAACGTTGGCCAGAGCGGTACATGATCTTTTCAATTGAATCTTCTGGTGTAGGAGTGACTGACGGGAACCGGTCCTCCATTTCAGTTAGTACGGCTCGGGCTTCCATCCCGAAAACCTCAAGCAGATTTAAGTCTGGCATGGCAATCTTGACAAGTTACTTCAGTGATTGGGTAATTAGCATTAACTGGAACATCCTTACCGCACACCTTACATTCTAAGATTTTAACTGGATCTAACTTAAGCATATTGGGGGAGATTGACATTGCTATGTTCAAAGAAAGCAGGCATTCTTCCAGCCTTAGTATCAGCAAGCTCAGGAGCCTTGCCTTCATACATCAGGCGATCACTAGATGAAAGCCAGAATTGTTTGTTTAGATATTTGTCTTGGCTATTACCAAGCGGTTGCATCACCCAATTGATAGTTGCCTTGCGGAGCTTATCAAGAGAAGGACTGATGTTATACCCCAGCTCAGTATGAACCAGACTATTGGTAGCCACATGAATTTGTTCATCTCGACTGATATCGGCCGACGTGGTCCTCATTCCAGCGTCACCTGTAAACCTAAATAGCGGCAGGAGTACAAAGAAAATTGCACGCTCGGCAACCATTGCTTTGGTGATCGTGTGATCCGGATGTTCAATCCAAGCTTGTCGTAGTTTGAGTGCTTCGGCTTCAGCTTTTTCATCAACGCCGTAAGCTTTGGCGATGTAACCGAGTGCAACGTCGTGATTCTCCTCGTCTGTGATATTAGACAAAAGGATGTCACGCGCGAGCGCTGGTACTTCAGTAGTGAGTGCATCTTTAATAAAGTCGCCTACAGGTAATTCCATATGACGCAAAGCAAGAGCACGGAAGAGAACCTCCTCCGCACCTTCTTTTACTTTGCCAGCTTCAACCTGGACAGGTGTCCATTTACGTTTACGATTAAGTAATTTTTGATAAGGATTCATTCTTGACAATCACATTCAGGTTCTTTTAAAAGATCCTCCAAGTAATCGTTGACTTCCAGTTCATCCAAAGCGGCATATGCGCTCGACTTGTCCTGTACGTCCCCCATCA